AACTGCGGCTGTTGACGACGATCACCGCGGGGTTCATCAAGGGGTATGAAATCCTGTTTTCGATCACCACGAATGCCTATGTCGAACTGATGCGCTGGGAAGGCACGTCCACCGCGATTGATCAGTTCCACAGCATCGCGTTTCTCGGGAACGGCACCAGTCCGCAGCTCCAGACCGGCTACCGCGTCAAGGCCACGGTGAGTTCGGCGGGCGTCATCACGGCGTTTGTCGATAGCGGTGGCGGCTACGTCCAGATGCTGCAGGGGACGGATACGACGTATCGGGACGGGGCGCCGGGGATTGGGTTCTTCAAGCACGCGGGATCGTCGGGGGCGTTGTCGGGCGCAGGGTTCACGTCGTTCACCTGTGTCGGGGCGGCCCGCTGATGGCCGTGCGGCTGTATTTCCTCCCGGTGGAGCACTTGACAGCCCCAGCCTATGAGATTCCGAAGTATGTCCCGCATCGGCATCGGGCGGCCACGGCGGGGCTCGAGGGGCTGGCGTGGGCGTGGGTGACGTATCTCTTGGAAGACGTCGGGCTGTTGGCGGCCGATGTGACCCCAGCCCAGCACACGATTCTGAATGGGCAATCGGACGTGATCGCGGTGCCGGTGAATCTGGATACGACGCTGTCTGCCGGGGCGGTCACTGTGGCCCAGACGCAACTGGAGACGTGGCGCATCCCGAACGCTTGGGTGTCCACGGCGTTGACCTATCGTGAGGTGCTCCGCACGATTTATGCGATGTGGCGTGTCCATAACCGCTACGTGGGGCGCACCGAGGGGCGGCTATTTGGGGGCACGGTGACCCTGGATACGACGCTAGGCGAATTGCCGGCGGCGGCCCGTCAACGCCTGGCGGATGCGGCCAGTGATTTCGGCGTGGACACATCGGCGGCGACCGGCGCCACGACGTTGCGCCAGGCATTGAAAGCGTTCGCGGATCAGGTGGCGGATCAGACGTTTCAGGTCGGGACGGTGGAGGTGTAAATGGCACTCCCGGCCACGGACAGCTTCAACGGCACGTTCAACGACACGTTGACCACGTATAGCGCGAACTGGTCGAACGTCGTGGGCACGATCCGGATCACGATTTCGCCGGGGATCCGGCCGGACAATGCGTCGAACTTCTCAGGGTATCGGTGGAATGCCGACACCTTCGCGGATAAGCACTATGCGAAGGGCGTGGCCACCGACGTCTCGCCGGGGGTGAATGCGTCAGCGGGAGTAGGTCCGGCCATCCGGTGCCAGTCGGGTGCCTCGAGTTTTTACTACTGCGTGACCTTCGGTACGGGGCCGCTCGCGTTCAATGGGGAGTGCATCACCGGCACCGGCACGGATTGGGATTCCGGGCAGACCATTGCCGCTGGGGACACCATCGAAATCGGCGTGGATCCGACCACGGCCACCACGATCCTCTTCAAGCGGAACGGGTCGCTGACAGCCACCTATACGAGTAAGAGTGCTCTGTCGGCGGGGTCCGCGGGCGTCTGTGGGTTCGACTCCGATGGGGGCGTGCAGATGACGTCGTGGGAGGGTGGCGACGTCGCGGGGGGCGGCGGTGGCGCGGCCTCGAAAGGTGTGGCCTCGATGACCTTGGTGGGCGTGCAGTGACACTTTTTTCAAGCCTCTATAGCGCACGGCTGGATGAGGAACTCGGCACTGATGACGCGAGCGTGCTGTTCACCACCGCCCGGCGGAAGGCGGGGATTACCCGCGGCGTGCGGGAATTTGCCGAATTGACGGAATGCTTTCAACGGTGGCAGACGATCACCATCGCGGGGGGCACGGCGGAATACAACCTGAACTCCACGACGGTGATTCCGGACGGGGACTTCATCCGGCTGGCGATGACCCCGGTGGAATTCGAGCACACCGACAAGAGCAGCAACGTCACGATTCTCGCGGGGCCGGATGATCTGCCGCTGGTGGACCTCAAGTGGCTGGATGCGAATGAGCCGGGCTGGCGGCTCTCGACGGTGGCGAGCAGTATCAGCCAGATGCCGAGCGTCTACTACCTCAGGCCGGATGGCGGGAATCTGTTCTTGGGGTTCTGGCCACCGCCGTCGACGGGCTCGAGTGAAGCGGCCATCGCACGGGTGCCCTATATCGCGTTGCCGCCGGCCTCCACCGTGGGCGAGCCCTACACGGTCAACAGCAGCGTGCGGGGGGATCTGCGCCCGTTTCATCAGGCGGCGGTGCATTACGCGGCGCATCAGTTGGAGAAGTTGCGGCGGGACGATCAGGCGTCCGACCGGCAGCTCCAGAAGTTTCTCGGCTATGTGACGCGGTTTCTGCAGAACACCCGGCGGAAGGGTGGGCACATGGTGCAGAGCGCGGGGAACTACTTCAATAGGGCACGAGGCCGGGGCAGTTGGCAGCAGCAGGATCCGCGCCGATGAGTATCACCCTGCGCTTTGGATGTGGGCATGTGGTGGAGCTCGAGGACACGGTGACCGGAGAACCCTCCTGCGCCCTCTGTGGCAACAGCCAGGTAGCGCGGGTGTCGACCAGTCGCCCACCTCGATTCAAGGGCTGTCGAGGCCCCTACGCCGACGGAGAGGCCCTTCCGGGCGCCACGGTGAATGATGCGGCGCCGAAAGGTCCGCTGTTGAAAGAAGACGACCATGGCTGATGACGAGATTCCGGGCTGGTTCAACGGGGGGCACGGGTGGGATCCCTCCCGGCTCGGGGAAGCGGGTAATAACACCAAATACGCGATTGCCGATTGGGCGATTAAGAACCATATCAACCTGTTCAACCCCGATCGGAACATCGCGGAGCAGATCTTCAACGCCCTGAAGGCACGGTTTCCGCAGTTGAGTCTGGTGAATCCCGACACCATCGACCTCGGGAACGGCGATGGCACCATCGGCGTGCGCCCGAACGATCGCAACACGAATTGGGATGCGCGACAAGGGCAGTGGGGGCTGGATTGGATTGATCCGTATCACTCCAACAGCCAATCGAACAGCGCACAGGCGGTGGCGGGCACGGCTCCGGCGAATGTCCTTCCCGCGGGCTGGCAGTTTCCGGCGATGCCACGCGCGACAGCGGGCACGAATCCCTACCAACTCCCGAATACGGGCATCGGGGGAAATGGCCCCGGAGGCATTGGCGTGCCGGATCCGGTGCCCAGCGACATGCCGCCGGGGAGCACGCCGCCGTGGTTGCCGCCGGACAAGATTCCGTCGCCGACGGACTATCCATCGCCGGGCACCTATTCCCCGCCGAATGATCAGAAGAATCCGAAGGACTATCCGGACGATCAGTCGGTGGACATCGAGGACATCGTGAAAAAGGCCCTCTCACGGGTGATGATCTAATGCCTGATACCTTCGGTCTTTCCTTTGCCCCGCTGGACCAGCCGAACGCGCAGCAGCAGCCCAATGGCGGCGCGGCGGGGGGCGGGAATGTCTCGCCGGTCCAACAGGCCATCCAGATCCTGAGTCTGCGCCAGCCGCGGGTGTTCGGCGCCAGTGCGCCCGCGTCTCCACAGCTCCTGACTGCCGCGGGCGGCTCGGGGGTGCCCGACATGCAAGCGCTCTTGCGCGCCCTGCTGCAGCATCTCCAGGGACAAGTCGGCCTGACCGATCCGGGGATGGGCGCCCTCGGGGGCGGTGGCGGGGGATCCATGGGGGGAGGCTCGCAGAACACGCTGAGTAACCCGCTGGCGAACGTCTTCGGGATGCCGAATGCCGGGGTGAACGTCGCGAACACCACCACAGCCCCGGCGCCGAAGATTGACGTGAACAAGGATGAAGTCAATCCGGTGACGTATCCCGACGCGGAGGAAACGACGCAGACGCAGGACAAGCAGAAGGTGTTCTTCGGCGGCGGGATCGGGAACACGGGTCGCGGGAAGAATCGCGAGTACTGATGCCCTCCCAGGCCAAACCGCGGCCGGTCACGGTGCGTCGGGTCGCCCAGCAGGTGCCGGTCATTGGACCCTCTGCTGGGATGGACTTGCGCACGTCCCCGACGCTGATGGCGAACGAACGGGCCCGCACCCTCACCAACTGGAGCCTTGAAGAGCCGGGCGCGTTGGTGGTGCGGCCGGGGTTCGTGTTGTTCTCGAGCGGCACGTTGGGGGCCTCACGGATTCAGGGCGGCCAGCGGGTCTATCTCAACACCGCATTGCCGACAGCCAACTCCACCATCTTCACGATGATCGGCGTGGCGGGGCAGTTGAAGGTGTTGAGCGATTCAGGCGGCGTCAGTGCGGCGGTGCTGTCGAACCTGAGCACGAACGAATACTTCTTCCCCGCGGATCGGGATCTGGTCGCGGTGATGGACGGGAGCACGAACCCCTGGAAGAGCACCAACGGCAGCAGTTGGACCCGGATGGGGATTGTGTCTCCGCAGGCCGTCTCGACGCTGAGCAGCAAAGCCGGTGGGGCATTGAGCACCTCGGAGTTCGAAGTCAACTTCACCTACAAGAGCCGTGGGTTGGTGACGGAGAGCAACGCCTCGTCTGCGGCGTCCACGATTTCCCTGACATCGACGGCGAACGGCTCGATTGAAGTGCAGGCGGCGAACTCCACCGATCCGCAGGTGGATGCGATCATCGTCTACGCCCGCAACAAGACCAGTGGCGAGAGCGTGCGGCGGAAGGTGTCGAGTTTCGCGCAGCAGGGCGGGGCGCATTCCACCTACACGATTACGAGCTCAGTCTGGACCACGAACGATGAGGAACCGACCGACCACGACACGCCGCCAGTGCTGTCGTTCGGGGTGGTGTGGAAGAACCGGTGGTGGGCGCGATCGGCAACTCGGACGAACCGGTTGTATTTCACGCAGTTGTTTCAGCCGCAGTCGTGGCCGGCGCTCTTCTTCATCGATATTCCCTTCGAACGGGGGGATTCGATTACCGCGCTGTTGCCGCTCGGGGATGCGCTGCTCATCTTCGGGGCGACGAAGATTTTCGTGATCATCGGGCAGACGTCGCTGGACTTCGAAGTGCGGCCGACGATTGGCAGCGAGGATGGCGCGTTCGGGCCACGCGCGGTGGCCGCGATTGAAAACGGCGTCGTCCACGCTTCTGCCTCCGGCGTCTACATCTTCGATGGCAATCAGGACCGGCTGCTGACGTTCGATCTGGATCCGGGCTGGCAGGACTTGGTGCAGAACACCGCGTCGGATGCCCTCGCGCGGGTGGCGGTGGCGTATCACCAGAAGCGGAAAGAACTCCATGTCTCGGTACCGCGGCGGTTCCCGAGTGGCACCGATGGCGAATGGATTCTGGATCTGAACCGGACGCGCACCACCAACACCCCGGCGTGGACCTGTACCGATCGGGCCATTGGCGGGTTCATTCAGTGGGACGGGCCGGAGACGGTGGCGGGGAATCGCGGGCGGTTGTTCTCGTGGCACTCCACGCAGTCTCTGGTCTACGAGGAAGCGACTGGGATGTCGGCTAACAGCAGCAACCTCCAAGCGGACTATGAGGGCCCAGGATTGACGCTGGGGGCCTTCGTGGGGCGCTGGACCGACATCCGGGGCGAGTATGAGCCACACGCCGGCAACCTGACGATTGAAGCGGTGGTGGACGGGATCTCGCAGGGCACGCAGAGCGTGAACATCGGCGCGGGGCTGGCCGTCTACGGCACGGGCACGTATGGCACGGCGCGGTATGCCGGCGCCGGCCGGCGACAATTCACGAAGATGCTGCCGCTCAGTGCGAATGGGCGGAGCTACGTGCAGAAGATCACGTATTCCGGGCAGGAACGATTCAAGCTGTTCAGTTATCAACCGGGCATCCAGCCCGAAACCCGCAGTAGAGATTTCTCGGACTGACCTATGCCAGCGAGCTATCCGACCTCCGTCTATTCGCCCGCCAGCAAGAACACGGGTGACATCATCCAGGCCGCGCACGTCAACGATCTGCAGGCGGAAGTGACGGCGATTGAAGGCGGCCTGTTGAATGGCACGGCCCCGCTGAATTCGTCCGGCTCCACGATGGTCACGCTGAACGTGACGGGGCTGGTGGCGGGCATCTTTCCGTGTTGCCGGGTCATCAATTCCGCGATCCAGGCGGTGCCGAGTGGGGCCTATACCGGGTTGAACTGGGACGGAGAATCCTACGACTCGCAGGGGATGCACTCGACGTCGGTGAATTCCTCGCGGATCACCTTTACCGCCAGCACGGGGCTCTATCTGGTCGGGGCGCAGGTGGAATGGTCGGCGGGGTCCACAGGTGGACAGCGGATTGTCAAGATCATGCAGAACGACACCCTGAACATCGCGGCGCAGCGGATCCCGATTCAAGATGCCGATGCGGGCGGCGGCGGGGCGCAGAACGTCGTGGCGCATGTGGTGGCGGCGTCCACGACGGATTACGTCACGGTGCGGGTACTGCAGGATTCCGGGTCGACGCAATCGATTGCGGTCGGTGCGAACTTCGGCTGCAACTTCTGGGCGCAGTATGTGAGCAGCAAGTAATGGCCGACAAGGGGTCGGTGGACCTCTACCTGAACACGCTCCCGGTGGAAACACGGGGCCCAGTCGGCGCTGCCATCAAGTATGTGATGGACAACCTGCGGTTCGGGCAACCGGACGAGGGGCGCCGGGCGACGAACTTTCAGCTCTACCTGCGGACGTCCACGACGGCGAGCGTGGCGAACACGGAATTTTCGATTCCGCATGGATTGGCGCAGCGGCCGACGGCCATCTATCCGGTGCTGTTTCTGGATCAGGTGGGGTCGCAGATTGTGCCATTGACGGTGACACGCGCGGCGGATAACAACCGGATCTATTTGCGAAGTCCGAGCACCAGTGCGGTCTTCGCTGTTTTCATCGAGGCGTAGGTATGCCGACCCTCGCGTCGAACATCACGCCGGACTGGGCGAATCCCAAGCAGGCGAGTGTCTTTGATTCACCGCTGACGCAGGCGCTGCGCCTGTTGGCGAAGGTTATTGGTGCGGACAATCCGGAGTCGCAGGTGTTGGGCCTCGCCGCCCCGCTGGAAACCGCGACACCGACGGGCGGACTTGCGCCGCTCATCAAGCGTGGCGTGAGTGGCACGACGCAATCACTACGGAGTCTGGCGGAAGCGTTGAAGCAAGGCCCGGCCGCGGGCGTCTATGACATGACGCAGCCGATCTTTCGGCGGATGGGCGGGATGCTCAACATCGGGCAATCGATGCCGACTCGTCCAGTCTGGGACAGCACGGAGAAGTTACTGGATGCTTTTGGTGGGGACCGCGAAAAGGCACGCATGTTCGCGCGGCTCGTCGGGTCCACATCTCCGAATACTCCCGTGCCGAAGAATACGCGAGAGGCATTGTCGGCGTTGATTCACCATCTGGAGAATCCGGGTGTGCCGTTGACTGAAGCGTCCGCGCAGCAGTTGGACCCACAGAAAATCACGCTGGCCGGATCGAAGGTGCCCAATATCAATCTGGCCTATCGCGGGTTGTCGCCGCAAAGTCCGAAGGTGGATGCGTTCTCAGAACTGATGATGGGTGAACCTCGCATCCCGATTGACGTTCATGCGCTGCACGCGGCGGGTTCCGCGGCCGATAAATTCGATACGGAAATCCCGGCGCTGCGCGCGATGATGACCACGGCTGAAGGACTCCCGCACCGTGGCGGACTGAAAGGTGACTGGCCGATCTATCAGCGGGTGGAAGAAGCGATGGCCGCGGCGTTGCGTGAACTCTCCCCGAAGGAGCCGGTGAACCAATCCTTTGCGACGATGTGGGATGGCACCCGGATGTCCAAAGGGCTGAAGGCACAGCCGAGCGTGAACGACATTCTCCGGATGAAGGGGCTCGACAAGGTGGGCGCCATGCTCGACCCGGAGCGCTTGCGGGCGGTGCTCAAGACCGCCGGCTGGACCGGCGCCGCGGTGACGGCGGTGATGAATGCGTTGGGGCAGGGCTCAACGCCAGACACGACCACAGAGGAGCAGCAGTGAATCAGGAACGTGTGGCGATTGTCGGGACGGCAGAATCATGGACCATGACCCCGTGGAACGATCCGGGGCTGCAATTGTATTCCTTGAACGATGCCTACCGGATGAAGGGCTTTCAACGCGCCGATGCGTGGTACGATTTTCATTCGATCGACAAGTTCTTCTATCCGCAGGAAGGGCGCCCCGTCTATGCCCACCAGATTCCGGCGGGCTTCTATGCGCGGCCTCCCGGTCATGTGGAGTGGCTCGCCAAGCAGGCGCAGTCCATTCCAGTCTGGCTGCATCCCGACTTCAAGGCCCAGCACCCCGAGGCCGCAGGATGGCCCCTGGCGCGTCCCTTTCCCAAGGCGGACATCGAGGCGCACTTCGGGCGCTACTTCACCTCCAGCCCCGGCTGGATGCTGGCGCACGCCATCCTGAACGGTGCGAAGGAAGTGCATATCTACGGCATCCACTTGGCCACCGAATTCGAATACGTGAAGCAGCGGCCGAACTTCGAATTCCTGATTGGCCGTGTGTTGGGACCGGGGAAGATCACCACCACCGTGCGGGAGGGGAAGCGCTACTTCGAAACGGCGCACGGATTAGTGGTGGTGCCGGAAGCCTCTCCGATTCTGCGGGAGAACTTCCAGTATGCGTTCGACCCCAAGCCGGATGCCTATCTCGAGCCGCTCAAATGGGAACTGCACAAGGTGGAAGTGAAGAAGAACCGGCTAATCAAGGCGCTGATGGCGCGGCCGACGTGGTCTCCCTGGGTGCAGTTCGAACAGCCGGGGGAGGATCCCTCACAACCGCCATTTGTGCGCCGGGAGAAGGCGAGCACGATTCAGATTGAACTGGCTTACCTGACGGCGCTCAGTGCCGATTGGCAGGATCAGTTGCACCGCGCACAGTTCGTTGCGCAGCAGGGATGACATGGCTGAAGACCCGTCCAATACCCAGAAAGCGATTGCGTTGGCGGCGGGGGCGCTTCCCGGCATCCTCGCGCGGATCTATGGGCCGAATGCGAATTCGAACGTGCCGCCGGAACTGCGCCAGCTCCTAGCGCAACAGACGCAGCGGAGTGCCTATCAGAATCCGTTGTTTGAGGCGGTCACTGGGCAGGCATTGGCTGGCTTGCCGGACTACGCGAAGGCGGGACACACCCTCGGCCAGTCAATGGGCACGTCGGTGCCGCAGGTGTCCGGTGGCGGCGGGGGAGGCGGACTCGGGGGTGCGCTCGCGGCGGGCGCGGCTGGGGCCGGACTCGGGGCGATGAGCAATCTCCCCATGCAGAAGCTGATCGATGCCCTGAAGAAGCTCTTCACGGGCGGACGAAACGGGGGGCCATTCGTCGGGCCGCAGCCGGAGACGGGGCCGACGCTGGATCAGTTACTGCGGAACTACGATGAACTGAACCCCGATATGTTTCCGGGCCGCACGGGGGTGGAGCCGAATCCGTTCGCGGATGTGCTCACGGATCAGTTCCCCGATCAGTGGCCGGAGAGTTACGGCAGCGGCGGGACAGGTGGACAGAGCCCCGATATGTTCCCCGGCGGTAGCGGCAACGGCTTTGACCCGTATGGTGGAGATCTCTGGTAATGGCCTACATCGGACTCGCCGGAGACGACCGGAACGATCGTATCGTCGGGCAGGGGTCCGGCAGTGTGCTGGGTGAGAACCTCTTTGGCGCGAATTTTCGCACGCGCAATGATGGGAACGAACCGGATCCCACCCCGACGCCAGCCCCGACGCCAGCCCCTACGCCAGCCCCGACACCGGGTCCGGAACTGACCGATGACAATCTCGAGCATGTCGCGGGCGGGAAGCCGACGGGGAATCCGGATGGGAAAACCGCCGTCTCACGGATGGACGAGAACTTCATCAATGATTGGTTGAACGTCTGGGGCGCGGCCCCCGGCGCGAACCCCTCGGTGATGAAAGACCGGGCCTACTGGCTCCGACGGATCAAGGAAACGGGCGGGCTCGGAGCGGACAATCTCGAATACTGGCGCAAGTTGACGCAGCGGCCGGAAGGGGCGCCGGAAGGCGGCGGGACCACCACCACCCCGGCGCCCACCTTCACGCCCGCGCCGACCGTCGGGAACAACCCGAACGTCTTTTCTGACCCGGCCACGAAGGAATGGGAACTTGCGCTCCGCGCGATGGTGGACCGGCTGAACAAGCCGACGAATCTCCCCGACTACCAGCCGCTGGTCGATTACATGCGGCAGTACATCGAGCAACTGAAGCAACCGGGGCACACGCCGGAACAGCAGGATCTGATTCAGACGCAGACGTTGGACCCGTTGGAGCGGCAGCGGCAGGCGGCGCATCAGCAGGTGATTCAGCGGCTCGCGGCGCGGGGGATTGCGCCGAGTTCAGGGGTGGTGGAAAAGGCGTTGCAGGATGTCGACCGGCAGTTCGAACAACTGCGGACGAAGACGCAGGCGGACTTCAGTAAGGGCGAAATCGAACTGAACCAGTCGAACAAGGATCGCGCCCTCGCGGTGGGGGGGCAACTCGCAGGGCTGGAAGCGGGGATGGCGAGCGGCGATGAGCAGCGGGCGAATCAAGCGGTCAACATGCTGTTCCAGTTGCCGCAGTTCGCCAATACCCGGCTGCAACTGGCGCTGCAGACGTTGGGGAGTGGGCAGGTGAATCCGGGGCTGTTCAGTAACCTCGGGATGTTCCAGCAGCAAGGGCAACAACAGCAGCAGAACGATCAGAACTACTACGCCAACATCGCCGCCCTCATCGCGCAACTCTTTGGAGGGAGCAAATAGTGTATCCCCCTGCCGATGATCCGTTGCTCGCGGAACAAGGCCTCATGCCCGACGGGCCGATGCCCGATCAGGGGCCAGCGACCCCGCCGGGGATGGATTCCATCTCGGCGCTCTTGTCGGCGTTGTCGATGCCGCAGGCGCCGGGGCCGTCGTCGGTACCGATGCTGCCGTCTGGGATTGCCCCACCGGTCAGTCAGAACCCGAAACAGCAACTGATGGCACTGGCCGCCCTTGCGGCGGCGATTGCGGGTGGACCCCGCTCAGGGCTCGCCGGGCTGCCCCGTGGCGTCATGGCGGGACAACAGCAACTCCAGCAGCAGGCGGATCGGCGGGCGCAGCAGGAACAAGCCCTGGCCATCCAGCGGCAACACGCCATGGATGCCCAGCAGCGGGTGGACGAAGACCACCGCATGAAGCGGGAACGGGCGTTGAACTCGGTGACGCAGGCGGTGCAGTCGGGGCAGTTCCAGACACCGGAGGATTACAACGATTTCATCGATCGGGCGGGCAATACGCTGGTGGCCTCGGGCTATCGGGATCTGACGCCGGGGTCGTTGCGGAACCTGCAGCCGTATCGTCCACCGGATGCGGAGTCGCTCGCGGAAAAAGCGCTCAAGAAGTATTACGGCGATCCGACGGTGGCGGCGCGCATGAAGGTCGACCCGATGTCGATCATGCACGACAAGATCCGGCTGGCGAAGGGGCAGGAGCCGATCCCGATCACGGAGGTGTTGAAGCTCGCCGGCCGGGAGATGCCGATCGATGCGCAGGGGCTGAGTGTGCCCATGGAGCAGATGACGGAGTTCCGCGCCGCGACGGTGGCCGCGAAGCAGGAATGGGCCAACGACCACGGCGGGACGATGCCGGCGGCGAAAGACAATCCGGCCATCTTCACCCGTGCGCGGCAGATGATGCAGAACAAGGATGAGCAACTCACCGATCTGCAGAAAGAGATTGCCGGCGCACGGCTGGATGTGCTGCGAGGCCAGAAGGGCAACAAGGATCAGAACGACTCGGATCTGGAGGACAACGCGCAGCAACTCGTGGACGGCAACATCCTGCCCTCGATGCTGAGCAAGCGGGGCGCGACCTACAACGCCACGTTGTCGAAGGCGAATCGTCTCAGCATTGAGCAGACCGGGAAGCCGCTGAACTTCATCAAGCTGCAACTGGATTATGAAGCAGCGAAGCGGTTCGCGACGTCGCTCAACGGCCCGAACATGGTGCGGTTCCAGGGGCTGGCGAATAGCGTGGTGAACACGATTGATGAAGTGAAGCGGCTCGGGGCCGAACTCAAACAGGGCAGCATCCAGAAGTGGAACAAGGCAAAGCGGGGCACGATTCAGCAGGTCTACGGCAACACGCCGCAGAGCGAAGCGGCGGCGCAGTACATGGCCGCGGTGACCACGCTCAAGGAAGAATTCGCGTCGTTGGTGCAGGGGGGATTCTCGCCCACCGAGTCGGCGTTTGCGCTGGCGAATCAACAAGTCAATGGGGATTACGGCATCAAGGATCTGAATGCGTCCCTGACGGAGGTGCAGCGGCTGATCAACTACCGGCTGCAGGGGTTCCGTGAACTCAAACCGATGCTGCCGGGTGGACCATCTGGTCAGACGCCGAGCGGTGATACGCCCGTGGAGACGTGGGAACGCGGCCCTGACGGCAAACTCCGGAAAGTGGGCGGCTGATGGCCCGACGTGTCAAAGGCCCTGACGGCGTCGTGCATGACTTCCCTGATGATGCGACCGATCAGGAAATCAGCGCGGCTCTGACGGCGCCACCGACGAAGCCCGATGCTCCTCGGCGCGGCTGGGTGGATATGGGCGTGGATGCCCTGCCGATGATCGGTGGCGCGGTAGGGGGATTGCTCGGTGGCGCATCCGGCATTCCCACGCTCGGGCTTGGGTCAGTGCCGGGGGCCATTGCTGGGGCGGGCGCCCTCGGCGCTGGCGGCGAAGCGGTGAAGCAACTGATTAACCGCGCGCGAGGCGCAGAAGTGCCAGCCACACCGGGCGCGGCAGCCGGCGACATCGCGCTGCAGGGCGGCGTGCAAGGGGCCCTAGAAGGCGCAGGACAGGGGATCTCCGCGGCGGTCACCCCTGTGGCTAAGGCGGTCTACCGCGGCTACCTGAAACCGTCGCTGGCCAAGATCAACATCGGGAAAGCCACCCAGATCATCGACACCGCGTTCAAGGAGAACCTGCCCATTTCGCATGGCGCGGTGACGGAAGCGGGCCGGCGGATTGGGGAACTGAAGGCGCGGGTGGATGCGCTGCTCGCGAGTGCGACCGGCGATGTCGATCTGCACACCGTGGCGGACAAGGTGCGGACGTGGGCGCGGGCGATGTATGGGCGCGCGGGACGTGCCCCGGAGGATCTCGACGCTGCACTGCAAGTGGCGGAACGCATCGACAATCACCCGTCCATGGCCCCCACGCCGCCTCTGGCGCGGCAGGACATCGTGGACCTCCCGACAGCCAATACCGTGAAGCGTGACCTGCAGGAAGGCGTGGGGACGTCGCAATACGGCATCCCGAGCAAGGCGGGGAAGACCGCGGAGAAGGTGGGCGCCAGTGAGATGCGGACAGCGATTGAAGCGAAGGCGCCCGGAGTGGGACCGCTCAACATGCGGGAGAGTCGGTTGATTGATCTCGCGCGGTCGCTGCGGCAGGCCACTGGACGGGAAGCGAACAAGAATGCCTTTTTCGGCGTGCCGTCGATTATCTCAGGTATGGCGGGCGCTGAAGAGTATGGACGGACCAAGAATCCGTATTCCGCCGCCGCCACGGCATTGGCCATGCGAGTCGGACTCCATCCCGCCGTGGCGACACGGGCTGCATTGTTGGCCTCCCGCATCGCGGAGAAAGTGCCGGCCGCGGTGATCTCGGACGTGGCTCGTGCGGCGGTGCAAGCCGTCTCAGAAGCCCAGCAGGAGCCCTAGCGTGTTCCAGATCATGCGAGAACACGCCGCGAGTAACAGCCCGAGTGCCAGCCACTGCAGCCACGTTTCCCGTTGCGTCCAGTTCATGGAAAGGTCTTTCTCATGATGCCATTGTTTGCGTTGACGCTGAATCCCATCGCGTTGTTGCTCTGGTTGATCGTGCTGTGTGTGATCATCTGGGCGGCGCGTGCCCTCATGGCGGCGTTCAATCTGCCGCAACCGATCCAAACGGTGATCTTCGTGCTGATTGTGCTGTTCGTGGTGCTTTGGTTGGTGCAGATGATGGGCGGTATTGGCAGTCCCACGTTGCGGATCGGATAACCATGCAGGACATGATCGATTCGGGGACGGTACAGGTCGTCGGGGGCAGTCCCGATGTGCGCGACTGGGCCATCACCGCGGCCATCACGCGGATTGAATTTCTCCCGAACGATGTGCGGGTGGAATTCACCAAACAGCACGGGCCGGGCCGCTGGCCGGATGTCGTGCCGCCGGGCTGGGATGGCCCCATCCAGTGGACGCTGTGGGCGGTGGTCAAGGTGGACGGCCAATGGTTCACCACGGGCTGTATCGAGTTCTGGAACGACCGGGAAGGTGTCGGCGGCCCCTTCTCCGCAGCGCGGCAGGACTGGTACTACTTCGTGCCCGAGATGAATCATCAGCCTGGCCCCGGCGAGCAGGTGGGGTTCTTCGCGTGTGCAGGGGACCAGCGGCGGAAAGACATTCGCTCGGTGGAAGAGCGCAGCAACATCGTGACGCTGCCGGTGCCGGTGCATGACTCCGGCGTATTCACGTTTGATGGCACGATGCCACCGACGCCAGGACCGGGGCCCGATCCGATTCCGCCATCGTCGGAGGTGATCTCGCTGTTGACACGGATCGCGGTGGCCGCAGAGGAACTCGTCAGGCTGGCCACGTTGTGACCGATGCCATCGGTGTCGCGTTCGCCACAGCGCTGCCTCCGACCTTGATGGCGCTGGCCGCGATTATCGTCTCGCTGAAGAATAGCCGCAAGGTCACCGCGCAGATCGAGGCGAAGTCGGGCGAACTCACCGCGGGACAGGATGCGATTCATGTGCTGGTGAACAGCAATTTGGAGAAGGTCAAAGCGGATCTCGCAGCGGCGATACTGGAGATTGCGGATTTGAAGCGGGCACTGAAAGCGCTGTCGCCGACACATCCGCATACGCGACGGAGTGGAGACACACGATGAACTTGACTCAGCAAAAGACCGGCGCATAATAGCGGCACCGCCACCGGGGTGATAGCCCAGTGACGGTGCCTCAGCGAAACCCCGATGGGATGAGCAACGGGGCCCCGCCTCTCGAGGGGTCTCCTTGCGGTGTGTGGCGGAGGCCCTCATGTCAGTCAGTCGAAAGTACGCCGTGCACTATGCGGCTGCCGTCGGAAGTCTCGTCGGCGTCAGTCTGCACGCGGCGCAGAGCCTGCCCACGCCGACCACGGAGCCGGACATGCTGCGCTATGCCATGACCCAAGGCGGCCTGCTGGCCGTGGCGTTGGTGCTGCTCTACGTCTACCGCCGGGACGTCACCCAACAGATTCAACGGAAAGACGAACGGCTGGATTACTTCGCGCAGATGGTCGAGGCCAACACCGTGGCCATGAACCGCATGGCCAGCGCGGTGGAGCATCTCGACACCCGGCGACACCCATGATCGATTGCTCCTGCGGGAAGCGGGCGGTCTGCTACGCGCCAGAGCCGCTCTGTCTGTTGTGCGCGACGGCCTACTACACCGCACTGGTGCATATCGGCGCCGAACTGTCGCGGGAACGAGTGCGCGCCGCGGCAGCGTTTGATGCGGAAGTGGCGGCGATGCGAGCGGTCCCGAATGCAAATCGGCAGCGGCTGTGTGTGCAGTGTCAGACGGAGACGCGCGCCACGGCACACGGGGTGTTCTGTGCGCAGTGTCTCTATCAACGGCGCCGACACGCGCTGAAGTCACGGGAGGCGTGATGAGCGATTTCAAGGATGCTGTCGCGATGCTGCCGCAGGTGCGGTGCCCCGGCTGTGGGGAGGAACGGCTCGTGGAGGAGATTGCGAAGGTGTTCTTCTGCCAAGTGTGCAGCAAGACGTTCGTGGTGGTGCCACCGAAGTGATGGAGATACGCGCCGTCTGCCGATCGTGTGGGAGCCGCAAGTACGTCCTGGGCTACCTGCCCGAGCGCTGTGAAAAGTGCGGCTGTGGGTTCTTCTGGTTCAGCCGCTACGAACACGCCATCACCGCGAAGACGCTCAGCCAGAGCGATGTCGAGTTTTTGAAGGTGAACCGCATTGCCGCGGAGTGAACGCTTCCTCGTCTGCGTCAACAACCTCGAGGATCCGGCCGGGCGGGTGTGGCTGGTGCGAGCTCGTGGGAAGTGGCTCACTGCTCGAGCCGTCCAGATCGAGGTGCCGGTGACCACGGTGTTCCGGGGACCGAAGGCACGGCAGCCAAAGGCATATCTGCAAGGGGTGGGTCGGGTGCGACGGCGCCGCGATGGGACGCTGTCCATCGCCGCGAGCTGAGCAGGAACGGGGAGGAGTCGACCAGTAGTGAGCCCCCGCTCGTCTGGTCGGCACTGGGGCCCGTTCCTGCTCACGGAAACGCACATGTATAGAGCGGCAACGCGCAGGTGGCCGGGATGGGCATCGACACGGCACAGGCCGGGGTGTTCGTGTTGGTGATGCGCGTCTCCAGCCGATGGGCTACGCCCGCCGCCACCGTGCGCGTGGCGCTGTTCTGGCCGGGGGTGATGGTGAAGATCTTCACCCCGTCCCAGATGATGTCCTGCGTCGTCGTGGCGCTGCGGTTGCCGAACACCGCATCCGCGGTGTTGTTCGCCTGACACGCCGGGACGGGAGGCGGAGGAGGCGTCGGAGCCGCGGGCGGGGATCCACACGCGGCGCCCAAGAGGAGCGCTAGAGCCGTTGCACCGGCACGAGCGGACGTTTGACGCCTTGGGCGTCGAGCCGTTTCAGCACGAGGTCGGTAATGCGATGGAAGGCCGCATAGTCGGCGGGCGAGCGTTCGCCAATTTCGTGCATCTTCTCTTCGACCGTGCGCGGACGCATCGGCGGCGGACGGCGGTGTCGTAGTTGAAACGCGAGCGTCATCACAGCATCCCACCCCACTTCCTTGCTCAACGACCGAGCAGGGTTCAGGGTATACCCGTCGGGCTGGAGCGCAAGCGGAAAACGTCCTACATCTTACAAATTGCGCGAACAGTTGAGGTAGGAGCGTTGCTATTTCAGACACGCCGTTTCTCCTTGTAGGACGTGGCACGACGCAGCTGCATCTGCGTGCGCCGTTTGACGTCGAGAATCTGCAGCCAACTATCCTGATCGGGCTTCTCCAGTTGGCGGATGCGCTCGAGGAAGCGGAGTTCGGTGGGCGTCATCTCCGCAAGGAATTCCAGGCCGTGATCGCGCACCGCTTCGACCAGCGAGAGCCCCATGGCGAAGCACATGGCCGCGAGATCATCCAGGTCCATGCCGATTTTGCCATTGAGCACCTTGGAGACACGGGACGGGGTCCACTGCAGACGGCCGGCGATGTCGTTCTGCGACAGCTCGCGGCGTTTCATCTCTTCGCGGATACGCATCCGGGTGCGGGCCGAGACGGATTCGCTCATATGGATTCGCAATGTAGCCCCTAAGTGCTTATTCCGCAAGTGTTTCCAAAGTAGCATTATTTTTGATTATTTCCTATCGGAAAATGCTTGACAGGGCCGTGCCGATTTTGCTAAAACTCTTCCTAGGAGTTACCGAATATGAAAAAGGCTGTGACCCCGCCGCCGCCCCAGTCACTGGAGGACTGGCGCTGGACGGCTCGGATCAAACAGAAGGACGCCGCCGCGAAGCTGGGGGTGTCCATTGGCTACTACTCCAGACTGGAGCGGCGCGAACTGTATCCCCATCGGAACCTGGCGAAGATCATCAGCGCCGAGACCGGCATCCCGATTATGAACCTGTTGGGACTGGCATCATGATTTCCAATACGGCCATTATCCACAGGGCCGATCAGGGCCTCGGTGACGATTCTCGAAACAAACTTTCGGGGTCCGATAATGAATGCTCTCTTAATCTGGCCGAATCGGCAATTCAACCGGGGGGTGATGGGCCGAATCTGCACGCCCGTGCGGGAGGGAAAACCGCCCCTGTTGTAGCCGAGATCCCGCCCTCCCGTCAATACGACCCCCGGCCCTACCTGCGGCACCAGGCGCTGGCCTTTCAGTGGTGCGAGCGCACCCGCCGGTCCACCTCGGACACCTCGATCATCCGGATGATGCACCGCTACACCGCCGATGAGCTCTGCCGGTTTCTGGTCGAGCTCCAGCACGCGGACATTCCAGCGGATCTGATGGTCAGTCATGGCGCATAGCCACCTGCTCGAGGGCATCCAGGCGTGCGGCCAGCCCCGCCACGATGGTGGTGAGGCTGCGCAGCAGGTGGGCCAGCCGAACGTGTTGGGCGCGCAGGTCCGTGCATCCCTCATCGGTGCGGATCGGGGTCGGTGAACTCATGCTTGCGATTCTGACCCCAGACCGGCGGGCAATCACAGCACAACGTCTCGCGACGGATAGCCAACGTCTTGGCACCTCTTGCCACCCGTTCTCAAAAGGACACGCGGTGCAGTTGTGGCAGGACGTGTCTGCGGGGGTAGCGGGGAAGGTGCTCGCGGCCGAGTGCGGGTGGTCGGAAGCCCATTACAGCAAGGTTGCCCACGGCATCCAGGGGGATCTGATGGAACTGCTGGCACGGCTGCCGGCGCATCGGGCGAATCTGCGCGCGGACTTCTTCTTGCGGCTGACGGAAGCCGAGGGGGTGCACCCGATCATGATTGCGGCCGAGGAAGCGATTCAGGCGGTGTCGCGGTTCCTGCGCTACGCCACCGCGTTCGGATTACCGCAGATGGACGAAGACGATGAACGAAAGGTGGGCTGAGTGAGCGTGTTCATGCAACCGGTGGCGGTGAGTGCGGCGAGTCAGGCCGTGGTCACGGCACTCTGGGCGGTGACGATTCTCGGCGCGGGGCTGGTGTGGGCGTGGCAGTCACGGCGCAATCTGAGCATCAAACGATTGCAGCGGGTGCATGTCGTAGATGCGCTCCTGATCGCGGTGGGTGTGGCGGTCATCGGGCACACCTACGTGTATCTGGCGTGCGATGCGATGCCGCTCTGCTGCGACGACTGGTGGGGCTGGTTGTGCTATTTGGTCGTGTGAAATGAAAAAGGGGGCGCGGCTGGAACCCGTGCCCCCGCACCTGGCATCAGCGAGAGGAGCTGAAGACAGATGACAACGACAAGTTTACAACGAACGGTGGGTGCCCTGTGACGGCCTTTGTGGTGACGACGGAGACCACCTCGGGCTGTCTCATCGAGGAAACGATCGAAGCCCCCGGCAAGCGGTGGGCGATACGGCTACACCGCTCGTTGCTGCTGCACTGCAAAGGCTGGGAGCCCCAGGAACTGCGCTGCACGGTCGCAGAACCGGTGCAGGAAGAAGGCCCGCGATGAAGGCCAAGACGCGCCTGCGCGTTGATGCGGTGCTGCTGCAGATCATGTCGACCACCTGCGGCTGCCTCGCGATCATCTCGTTGTTCTACGGAGCGGTCCACCTGGCCGAGCCGGAACTGTTCGTGCTGTGGGTGGCGGCGTTTCTCGTGTTCACCCTCCACTGGCGCATGTTCCGAACGGAGCGTGCCCAATGATGGACACCTTCGTTCATGCGGGGCCGATGCTCCAAGCCTTGATCGTCATCCTCACCGGCTGGTGCGTGATCGTCATGGTGGGCTGGACGGTGACCGTGGTCCGCGGGCTCTTCGGCTGGCTGATCGACACGGTCCACCCGAAGGCCACGGTGGTGGATCTGGCCGACTACCGCAGGAAGCAGCTCAATGCGTGCGTCCGTGCGGGTGATCGCCGGAGAGTGTCATGAAGGCGCAACGAGTAGAAATGCTCGGTGACCCTGAAAAGTGTTTCGCGTGTGGTCGCGCGAAGAAAACCGCCGGATTCCCCGCTGTCACAGCAGACGGGCAACACGTTGAAGTCGGCGACGACTGCTACCGACACATTCGGGATCGCGGGCGACTTGGGTATCAACCGCCGTCTGGTGGGCCTCGGTTGTGGTGTCTGTCCGCTATTGGAGCAGTTCAAGGTAGGAAATCATGAGCGGCTCAGACATCGACTACTACGGCGCCTACAACGGCCCCACCGACACCGACATTGAAGACGCGGCTGAACGGGAACAGGACGCACTAGCCCAGACGGAAGCCATCCTGGCCCGCGATGCCGCGTTCAGTGAATGGGTCCGACGTCTACGGGTGCCTCCGTATTCGCTGGATTGGTCACAGATTTTCTTCCGACTGGTGCGCGCGCGAGAAGCGAGCGAACACCATTTCTACGTGCAGCCCAACGATCTGCCCCTGACGCAACTGGCAGCGGCCGAGCACTGGCCGTATGTCCTGCGGCTGGTGGCGGACGTGATGGAGCGTGAACCTTTCGAGACGGGCGGGGCGGACCCGCGGAGATAACGACATGCCGAATTTCAACGAGGCGTTTCCGAGCAACTACGTAAAGGCGTCCGATCTGAAGGGGAACGAAGCCATCGTGACCATCGATCGGATTGCCTTCGAACCGGTGGGGCGCACGAAGGAAATGAAAGCCGTGGCCTACTTCACCGGCAAGGAGAAGGGCCTGGTCCTGAACAAGACCAACGCCACAAAGATCGCCACGCTCGCCGGGTCGCAGATGACCGAGGACTGGCCGGGCACGCGCATCAAGATCTACCCGACCGAAACCGAGTTCGGCGGCGAGACGGTGGAGTGCATCCGGGTGAAGGGGGCGCCGGCCACCAACGGGAACGGGAACGGCGCCGCGCGCCAGCAGGCGCGGCAGCCGGTGCGGCAGCCGGAGCCCGAGCCCGAACCGCAGTACGAGACGCACAGTGCCCCGCTGACCGATGACGACATTCCCTTCTAGGTGGGTGCCATGGCTTACGACAACGAATTGAGCGGGCAGATCGTGATCGACATCGAGACGGTGGGAGCCCCCGACTGTGCGGGGTTCCTGCCGGACGTCGATGCCCCGAGCAACTACAAGGATCCGGTGAAGATTGCTGCGTTCATCGAACAGGAGCGGCTGAAGCAGATCGCGATGGCGGGGCTGGATGCGGACCTGAACGAGATTGTGGCGGTGGGCTGGCTCTACGCAGAGGATACAGACCCGGTGTCGGTAGCGACCCGCGAGACCGACGACGAAGCCGACCTGATTCGGTGGCTGCTGGATGCCATCGGGAACCGCTGCGTGGTGGGGTTCAACACGCTCAACTTCGACCTGCCCGTGGTGATGCGCCGGGCGCAGTATCTCGGCATTCGCTGCCCAGATTTCAATCTGGACAAATACAGAACCCCACACCTCGATGTGCTGGATCGGTTGACGTTCCGCGGCCGGTTGAAGATGCGGTCGCTGTCGTTCTACTGCCAGCGGTTTGGTGTGCCCCACGACGACACGGTCAAGGGGAAAGACATCACGGCACTGGTAGCGGCGAAGGACTGGGAGGCGGTGGCGAACCATTGCCGGAGCGATGTGATGGCCACCACGCTCTTGGCCCG